GATTGAGCGCACGGACGACGGCGCGTTCGACCCTCCTACCCGACCCTTCATCCTTCCAAGCTGAGGCGCAATGAGCAAGCTCACCAACTACGCCGAGAACCTGCTCGCCGACTACGTGCGCGGGCAGGGCCTCTCGCTGGCTTCCGATTGGACCGTGCATCTGCTGACGGCCGTCTCCGACAGCTCGCACACCAAGTGCACCGGCACCGGCTACGCCGGGCAGACCGTTGCGCGCTCTCTCGCGGCCTGGGCCGGCACGCAGGGCGCTGGCACGACTCTGGCCAGCACCGGCACGTCACACCAGACCTCGAACAACGGCCTCATCGACTTCGGCACGGTCGGCGCCGGCGGGTGGGGCACGATGGTGGCGATCGGCCTGTTCAACGGTACCGACCTTTTCGCCTGGGCCGACGTCGACGCGCGTGCTCTGGCCGAGAGCGACGACGTCTCGTTCGCTGCAGGCTCGGTGGTCTTCACGCTCGGCCTGACCGGCGGCCTCAGCGACTACTTCGCCAACAAGCTGATTGACCTCATCTGGCGGGCGCAGGCCTACTCGACGCCGGCGAACCTGTACGCGGCCTACGCGACGACCGCTCCGACCAACGCCGGCGGCGGCACCGAGCCGAGCGTGGGTGGTTACGCGCGCGTGGCCATCCCCTCGACGCTCTCCGGGTGGGGCCCGACGCAGGGCGACCTCAGCACCGACCCGAGCAGCGGTACCGGCGGTCGGATCAGCAACCGCTCCGCGGTAATCTTCCCCTCGCCGAGTGCCGACCAGGGCATCGCGACGCACACCAAGCTGATGGACGCCTCGACCAGCGGCAACCTGATGCTCTGGCGCGCGCTGACCACGCCGAAGACCGTTGCCTCCGGCGGCCCGGCGCCGCGGTTCGACGCCGACGCGCTCGGCATCACTTTCGCCTGAGCCATGCCGAACATCACCCGAAAGGGCGTCACTCTCACCGAGGCGCTGCAGGAGGCCGCGGCGATCGCGCCGGTGCAGCGCGCGATGCTCTACGCGTACGAGCTCTGGCACGTCTCGCTCGCCGAACCGGTGCGCTTCGTCAACGACCTGCAGGATCTCACCGCGACGCTCGAGGCGGACGCGCCGCGCGACCCTGGCCAGGAGGTGCTCTTCGTCTCGTGTCCCCTGGAGTTCCGGCGGCCGACCGAGTCGGACGACGCGGCCTCGCCGACCGTGCAGCTGACGCGGCCCGACGTCGCCTCCGCGCTGGCCGCGCTGCTGGAGGACGCGCGTGGCTCCACCGAGCCGTGGCAGCTGATCGAGCGGCTCTACGCGAGCGACGACACCTCCACGCCGGCGCTGCTGCCGCCGCTCTCGTTCGAGCTGACGCAGGTGGTGCTGAAGGGCTCCGAGGCCGGCCTGGCGGCGCAGTACGACGACGACGCGAACGTGGCCGTGCCGCGCATCACGTTCAAGCGCGAGGAGTACCCGGGGTTGCAGCGATGAGCCATTGGGCAGATCCGTTCATCGGCAAGCCGCACGCGGAGAACGCGTACGGGCCGGAGGCCTTCAGCTGCTGGGGCCTGGTGCGCGCGGTCTTCGCGCGCGTGCACGGAATCGACTTCCCGATCGTGCGCGTGCACAGCGACGACCTCTCGCCGCCGAACCTGGACAACGTGGCCGCGATCAAGGGCGCCGTGCGCGTCTCCGGCATGCGGCCGATGCCGGCCGGCTCGCTGCCGCGGCCCGACGACATCGTGCTGCTGCGCAGCCTGGTGCGGCTCCACTGCGGCGTGGTGCTGCGCGCCAACGGCCGCCTGCAGGTGCTGCACTCGGCGCACGGTACCGGCGTGGTGATCCAGCCGTGGCGCGACGCCATCGAGGGCATGACGCCGAAACTCTGGAGGATGGTCCGATGACGGCTCCGGTCGCTGGCTTCTCGAGCGCACCCTGGATCGGGATGCGTCCGAGTGAAATGCGCGAGGTGCCGCTCGGTGTGCGCCTGGCCGAGCTGCCGGCGCTGCTCGGCGAGCGCGTCGACGACGCTCCAGTGGTGTGCCGGGCGAACGGCGAGTGGATCGACCGGGCCTCCTGGGAGTCGCTCACGATCGAGGGCGACGTCATTGAGTTCCACAGAGTGCCCCAGGACCGGGACACTCTGCGCGGCGTGCTCTCCATCGCCGCCATCGCGGTGCTCGGCCCCTACGGGCTCGGCCTGCAAGGGGCCGCGTTGATCGCGGCCACCTTTGCCGCGCAGCTGGCGATCAATGCTCTTCTGCCCCCCACTCAGCCGCAGGCCGCGGCTCGGCCGGTTCAGACCGGGGATGCGTTCAGCACCAGCCTGCAGGGCAACGAGGCGCGGCTCGACCAGCCGATCTGGCGCATCTGCGGGCACAAGGAGATCACGCCGCCCTACGCGTGCGAGCCCTACTTCGAGTACCTCGCGCGCACCGACTCCTCAAACAGCGAGCTGGACCGCGAGCAGTACTTCTACGCGCTCTTCGCGGTCGGAGTGGGCGACTACGACGTGGTGGCCAAGATCGGGAACACGCCGATCAGTCGCTTCGCCGACGTCCTGGTCGCGCAGTACCTCGCGCCTGGCGAGCAGCCGTCGCAGGTGCTGGCCAACGTCACCACCGCGGACGAGGTGTCGAGCCAGGTGCTCGAGTCGGGCCGCTACGTGGGCGGCTTCGTCGCGTGCGCTGCTCGCCGGACTTGCGACGCCATCGGGATCGATATCGCCGCCACGCGCGGCCTGGGCAAGGGAGAGAGCGCGCTCACGGTCACCTGGCAGGTGCAGTACCGGCCGATAAACGCGTTCGGTCAGGTGCTCGGCTCCTGGCAGGTGCTGGCCAACGAGACGCGCACGGCCTACACCGCAACGCCGCAGCGCTGGTCGAATCGATACGACCTCCCATCGCCGGCGCGCGTGGAGGTGCGCGTGGTGCGCACCGACGTGCAGGACACCGATCCCTCCGCGCTGCACGAGCTCGCCTGGATCGGCCTCCGCGGCTACCTCGCCGAGCCGGCGCCGCTGAACGAGTACACCGCGCACTACGAGGTGGTGCTGCGCGCCTCGAGCCAGCTCTCGCAGGCCGCCGCGCGCGACCTGCGCCTCATCGCGCGAGGGAAGTGTCGATCGCTCGGCTCCGGGCTCGCCTGGCAGGCTGAGGCCTACACGCGGAACCCGTTCTGGTGGGCGCTCGACCTGATCACCTCGCAGACCTGGGGCATGCGCAAGCCCGACGATCGCGTCGACCTCGAGGCGTTCTACGAGCTCGCCGTGCAGGCCGACCAGCGCCAGGACCGCTTCGACTACGCGTTCGACCAGACGCTCTCGGCCTGGGAGGCGCTGCAGCTCATCTGCCGCGCTGGCCGCGCGCGCGCCTTCCGCCGAAACGGCGTGATCTCCGTGGCGCGCGACGAGCTCGCCGACGTGCCGGTGACGGCCTTCACGCACCGGAACTGCCTACCCGGGGTGGAGGTGTCCGAGACGCTCCGCCAGCGCAACAGCCCGGACGGCGTGGTCATCGAGTACCAGGATCACCGCACCGGCGAGTGGACTCCGATCGAGTGCCCGTGCCCGGGGGTGTCGGGCATGTCGAATCCCGTGCGCAAGCGCCTCGAGGGCGTGACCGGCGAGACGCACGCGCGCCGCGAGGGACTCTACGAGGCGGCCTCGCTCCTCTACCGCACGCGCACCGTCTCCTGGACGACCGAGATGGAGGGCATGCTGCCGGCCTACATGTCGCCGGTGCGCGTGATGCCCGACCAGCTCCACTACGGACAGTCGGGCGACGTCGCTTTCTGGGATGCCGACACGCTCGTGATGGGCCTGACCGAGCAGCCGCGCTGGGACGACGGCGACCTCTGGCTGACGCTGGTGCGCGATGACGGCACGCTGACCACGCCGGTGCTGGTGACCCCGGGCCCAACGGTTTGGGACGTCACGCTGCCGGCCGCGCCTGACTTCGCGCTGATCCTCGACGACGGCGGCCGCGAGCGGCCCAAGTTCCTGCTCGGCACCGAGGTCGGCGCGGCTCTCCTCGTGAAGGTCACCAGCATCGAGGACGGCCGCGACGCGGAGTCGGAGCTGCCGCTCTACAACATGACCGGCCTGGTCGACGACGAGCGCGTGCACACGGCCGACAACGCCTACCTCCCGGGCCCGGACGACGACCAGGATCCTGTGGGCCTTCCCGACGACTCGGACGACGAGGCCGGCGGCGGCGTGCTCCTGGTGCCGCGGCTGGACGACGCGCTGGTGCAGGGCATCACCTTCGAGAACGACGCCTTCGACCTGGCCGCGGCCATCACGCTGCGCAACATCGGCACGGCGTTCATCACCCAGCAAGCGCACGGCTCGAGCAGCACCGCGGAACTGCCGAACCAGTGGCTCCTCTACGGCGCTGCGGAGCCTTCGCAGTGCGGGCTGTTCGAGGTGCGCGCCACGCTGCTCTCCTCGAGCGGCGGCGGCGCCAACATCACCCTGACCGGCACGCTCGGCACCTGGGAGGCTCTGGACACCGAGCGCTCCTGGCGCCTCGAGGCGGCGTTCGTCGACTTCTCCACCTCCCGAGAGGCCGTGCGCCTGCTGCGCATCGAGATCCGCGAGACCTCGACCGGCATCGTGCAGGACTCGGCCACCGTGAGCCTGGAGACGAGCGTCTCCGTCATCGGTGGAGGCTGATCACCATGAAAGGCAGGAACCCATGAAGCATCTCCTCGCTCTCGCTGCGCTCGCGCTGGCCACCGCCGGCGCGGCCGGGCAGCAGACCAAGCCGGCGCCGGAGCCGTGCCCATGCGCACCGTTCGAGAACTCCCCGGAGTACTACGCGCTGGTGCTCTCCTACAACCTGGTCGGCGGTCCGGGCCCCTGGCTGGTCTGGTCGTGCTACCCGCAGCGCATCCCGGCCGGCTCGACCACCGCGCCTCCGCCGAAGCGCTGCGCGCTGGTCGACCGCTGGCAGAACGTGACCCTGGCCAAGCTCGGCGATCGCGCCGAGACCGTGCGCAAGGCATCCGACCCGGTCGCGGCCTTCCGCGCGAGCTGGAAGCGCCACGTGGCCGTGCCGATGTCCGACCCGCAGTTCGACGAGGTGCGCGCTGCGATGGCGGCCGACCTGAAGGCGAAGGGGAAGTGATGGCGGCCGACGACACTCGTCCGGGAGATCTCGACGGCGCGCGGCGCCGCCACAAGTACATGCAGTTCTCACCGGAGATCAACGCAGGGCACCTGCTGCAGGTGCTGGTGCTCGCGCTCGGCGGCGTGGGCCTCTACGGCACCGTCCAGGCGGAGCGCGCGGCCTATCGCCTCGAGCTCGACCAGGTGAAGCGCGACGCCGCCTCCGAGGCCGTGCGCACCAAGGAGACGCTGGTCGATCTCAAGACCGAGATGCGCAAGGTGCAGGAGTCGCTGATCGAGCTGAACCTCAACCTCGTCCGCATGAACGCCCAGCAGGGCGGAAAGGAGCATGGAAGATGAACCAGACCACCGCGGAGAACATCGCGAAGCTCTTCACCTACTACTCGACCTGGGTGGCCGCAGCGGCTTCGTTCGTCGCCGGCTACTGGCTGCAGCTCTCGCCCGACGAGCAGGCGCAGATCCTGGCGCAGTGGCCGGTGCTCAAGCACTACGGCCCGATCTTCGCCTTCGTCGCGTTCGCCGCGGCGCGCGTGAAGGCTCAGGGCAAGCCGGAGGAGCCGGCCGCCGCGCCGGCGCCGGCCAGCGCCGCAACGCTGCCGGTCGTCGTCTCGGTGCCGCCGCTGGGCGTGCTCTCCGTCGACGAGACGCGCACCGTGCTCGAGGCGGCCCGCATCCTGGCGCAGCGCCAGCAGGGGGCCTCGTGATGCTGCGCCTGGCGGAGATCGTGCAGTCCGCGATCAACCCGGCGCTGGCGCTCCTGCCGGCGGTGATGGACTCGCCGCGCGCCCGAGTGATGCTCCTGGCCAGCGGCCTGCAGGAGTCGCGGTTCGAGTACCGGCGCCAGCTCGGCAACGGCCCGGCGCGCGGCTTCTGGCAGTTCGAGCGCGGCACGCGCGCCTCGCGCGGCGGGGTGTGGGGGGTGTACCTGCACAAGGACACCGCCGAGGATCTCCGCCTGCTCTGCCGCGCGCGCGACTGCCCGTTCGACCCGGGCGCCATCTGGGCGCAGCTGGAGCACGACGACGTGCTTGCCGCCGGCGTGGCTCGCCTGCTGCTCTGGACCGACCCGTATCCGCTGCCCGAGCTCGGCGACGCCGAGGGCGCCTGGAAGCTCTACGCCGAGCGCACCTGGCGGCCCGGCAAACCCCACAAGCGCACGTGGGGCGGCTTCTACGCCGCCGCGCTGCAAGAGGTCACCCCGTCAACCCCGAAAGGATCAGCATGAGCTATTCATTCAACGTGCGCGCCGCCTCGAAGGCGGCCGCCATCGCCGCGGTCGCGGCAAAGCTCGACGAG